GTGGCACTGAAACCCTGCAAGTCCTGCAAGCACCAGGTCGACACGTCGGCGAAGACCTGCCCCAACTGTGGCGTGGCCAATCCTGGCGTGTCCGCCAAGGAGCAGCTCATCGGCGTCATCATCCTGGTGGTGATCATCGTGGTTGCCTTCAAGGCGTGCTCCGGTGGGAGCGATGAAAAGGAGGCCGCCGCGGCTGCGCCGAAAGTCGATCCGGCCACTTGCCGCAAGGAGCTGGGATGCTGGGCGGAAGAGAAGATCGTCACCGCCAGCATGTCCTGCAAAGAGCCGGTCGAACGCCTGGCGAAGTTCAGCGCGCGCTGGACGGATGGCACCTTCGATATGAAGTTCAGCCGCTATCGCTGGAAGGACCAGGAGCGCGGGATCGTCACCTACCTCGGCGACAAGATCGAATTCCAGAACGGCTTCGGGGCCTATCAGGGCCACGTTTACGAATGCGATTTCGACCCGTCAATCGATGCGGTGCTGGCAGTTCGAGCCCAGCCCGGGCGGCTGTAATAACCACCAGTAAGGGATAACCATGGCTGAGTCTGTAACCAAGACGATCCACTACAAGCGGGCTGTTATCTCCGGCGGTGGCAACTTGCAGGAGATCCTCGGTCGGGTATTCGCCGAAGGAAGCCCTGCGCACCGTGTCGGTCAGCGGAAAGAGATTGTCAGCGCGGACACCAATAGCTTCCGCGTGATCAACCACAAGCGTGATTACAACGGCATGCTCTTCTGCCAGATGATCTACTTCGAGCCGGGGCGTAGCCAGGCTTACATCACGCTCAACGATGACGCCGAGTCGTATGCGCTGGACGCACTGACCAACGAGGCGCTCAACAACATCGAGGCGCCGGCCGAGCGCGAGCAGCACCGCAAAGAATTCGTCGATTCGTTCCTCTACTTCGGCGTCTTCGAGAATCACCTGGTAGTGCTGCAGTCCAGTGCCCTGCGCTCGCGCGAGCTGGAAGCGCACCTCGGCTGGCTGATTGGCAGCTTCGGCGGGGTCGCCATTGGCACGGCCATCATCTTGCAGGATCAGCCGTCTCAGGAAACCTTCGAGCGGATCGCCCGGGCGCCGGTGAAGAAGATCGAAATCGGTTCCCCGATGACAACCGCACAGGCTGTTCCAGAGGGTGAGCGTGAGGCGCAGCAGGAAGTTGCCCCGGCCCAGCCGGAGGAAGAGGAGGGGATCGATGCCCGCCGTGTGCGGTTCTTCCCGACAGGGTTCGCCGGCGACGTGATCAAAGCTGCCCTTGGAGCCGATTGGTTCAACCGCCTCGATCTGGAGGAGGACCTCGACGAGGCGAATCTCAAGGTTAGCCTGGAGATCACCTACGTTCGTCAGACCACGCGGGTCGGGCAGCGGATGCTTGATAACATCGCCACCTCGCTTCGGCATGTTGATGAGGCAGACGTCAGGATTTCGCTCAATGGGGGTGGCGAGATCAAGGGCAATGACCTGAAACTATCGGGCCCCATATCAGTCGCAAAGCTGGAGAATGGACTACTCGATGAGGGTGTCCTATACCACAAGATGCACGGCTGGCTGGTTGGGAAACTTCGCCAAGGCGATGCAGATCCTGAGCAAAACGCAGAAGAGTGATAGATGAAAAAGCAAGGTGGATGGACAGGAACTGGCGTGCTGGCAGTGGTGCTTTCCGCTGCCATGGGCGCGCTCCTGGCTCATTACATTGTGGCTTCGTTCGATCGCACCACTGCACCGGTTGTGCAGTGGGGGCTGTTGACGGTTTTCCTATTGCCGATGGGCTTTGCCATCCAGCTATGGGTCAACCTGAATAGCATCCGTGAGACGAAGGGCTTGTCCGGTAGCGAGCGCCGTCGAATCCGTGAAACGGTGTCGGAAAAAATACGGCAAGTTCAGATCGCGCTCACGTTCTACCTGGTGTCCGCCATCATCATTGCGTTCGGACTGTGGTTCTCACCCGCGAGTTGGAAGGTCTACCACGCGGTGACGGTTTATACCGGGCTGAGCTTGGGGATCAGCATCTCCAGCTTCTTCCTGATCCTGCATGAGTGGCGTGAGATATCTAACTTCAAGAGCAAGGTTTTCGAGCGCAGCGCTCGCAATAAACAACTGGCGAAGAAGCTGGACGCGTTGAACCCGAAGAGCAAGTAAGGCCATTGAGTTACTGGAAGGCGCCTAGATGGCGCCTTTTTTTGCACCCGCGAAACTCTGCGAGTACCAGTCTAGAGGGGCTTGGGATTCTGAAACTTGGCTGTAACGTCAGAAATTCACTGCCAATGATGGAGTATGCAGATGGGTTTCAAAGCAATTGAGGCTGTGGACGGTCGCTCTTTGGAAGCGGGTGCACAGCCCCCGCTGGAAGGCCTGACGCCGCGTGAGTACACGCTTCTTCGGTTCTACCGTCAGCTGTGTGAGAACGATCAGCTGATGATGATGCGGATGCTGGAGGCTCTCGTCATGGGCAGCTTGCCGTCCCGCTGATAAGAAGGCGCCCTTGGGCGCCTTTTTCATGTCTGCGAATTGATAGCGACTCAGCTGCGCGCCCAGTCGTAGACCCGTTGTTCTGGCAATCCGAGCTGGCCGTCCTGGGCGATAAATTCCTCACCGGCCCTGCGGCATTCCGCCTTCAACTCATCTATGGAAATTCCGTGTAACTCGGCTACCGAGTGGGCCGACTGCACTATTCCGCCTCCGTCGCGTACGCAAACAAAGAGGTAAACGTGGCGTGGCCAGTCGGCATAAGGGTTGCGGCTGTCGGTCATGGGCGTTGCTCCTTGATTGGAGTCCCATTCAATCACTCCGCTTGCATCCTCTGCCACTCCCGATCCACTGCCCGCTGGGCATTGGACTTGCTCGCGTAGAGGTGCGTCAGGCGCTTGGGCTTGGTCTGATCGCCGGCGGTGAGTTTCTTCTGCTCGCCTGTTTTCTCGTCGCGGTACCAGGCAACCACGCCGGTGTAGTCGCCGTCGTGGTCGGCCAGCAGATCCACGTCATCGCCGTCGGGCAGCTTGGATTCCAGCTCCAGGCTGGTGGTGTAGCTGTCCGGCGTGAAGCTGTGGTGCAGGTTGCCGCCCAGCCAGACGATGGCCGCGATCTCGGCCTTGATGCCGAGCAGGCTGTAGGTCTGGTCGGGGGTCAACTCCGGGCGCCCCTTGGCCAGCGTGTAGCTGAGCGTGGCGGTACCGCGCTGCAGGCGGCCCCACTCGGCGCGGGCGGCGCGCAGGGCGCTGGCCTGGTCGGTGTAGCTGTGGCGCAGCTCCTTGAGGTTGTCGCCGCCGCCGGCGATGGCCTCCTTCTTCTCCGCGCTGTTGATCTCGTAGTAGTACGCCTTGACGCCGGTGTAGCTGTCGCGGTCGGCCTGCAGGAAGCGGTGCTGGTCGCCGTCGGCCCGGGTGAGGGTGACGTGGGGCAGGCTCAGGCCGCTGGCGGTGGTGCTCTTGCCGGCCGGCATGAACAGCAGGCGGCCGGCCTTCACCGTGCTGATGGCGTCGTGTTGCAGGCCCAGGCGGCTCAGCAGGTTGGCGTCGCTCTCGTTGGCCTGGTCCAGGTGCAGCAGCTCGATGGCCGCCAGGATGGGGCTGACCACGGGTGCCAGGCCATGGGCCGCGGCGATCGAGGCGATGACGGCGCCGAGGGTGGCACCGTCCCAGCTGCGTTCGCGCTTGACCTTGAGGCCGCCGCGCAGGTCCGCGCTGCGGGCGCGGATGCTGAGCACGTCCGGCGCGCCGCTGTGCTCGGTCTCGTCCACGGTGTAGCTGCCCTTGTCGACCAGGCCGGTATCGCTCCAGCCCAGCCAGAGGCGCACGGTGGCGCCCCGGGGCGGGATGGCCAGCAGCCCGTCGTGGTCGCTGAGGGTGATGTCGAGCTGGTCGGCCTCCATGCCGCGGTTGTCGGTCAGCTCGATGCTGACCAGGCGCTGCTCGATGTCGAGGGTGATGTCGCGGCCGTTGACCACCACGCGGCAGATCGGCTTGGGGTAGGACGTCGCCTCGCGGTAGCGGTTGGCCGCGTCACCGAGCAGCGCGCCGGCTTGGCTGAGCACGCTCACAGCAGCCCCCGCAGGATGCCGCCGACGCTACCGGTGAGGCTGCCCAGCAGATCGACGCGGCCGTCGTCGATGCGGCGCAGCTTGAGGTTGAACTCGATGCGGCGAGCGGCGCCGTCACGGAAGAAAAGGGTGCGCGTCTCGCTGAGCGACTCGATTACCCACAGGCCGAAGATCCGGCCGTCGCCCTGCACCAGGGGCCAAGCCTTGCCGGTGTCGGCCATCATGCGCAGGGTGTCGAGGCTGAGCGGGCTGCCGACCAGGCCGGGCAGCAGCACGCCGGGCAAGGTGATGCTGTCCTCGCCGCGCCCAAGGTACTGGCGCGCCGGGTTGGTGCCGATGCGGCTGGTGGAGCCGTGGCGCCAGTCCGTCTGCCGTTGGAACTCCTGGTAGGCCAGGGTCTCCAGGCTGAACACGAACATGCCTAGGGCCATCATCATGGGGTGTTACTCCTGGTCGCCGAGGGCCGAGCGCACGCGGGCAGCCTTGCCGCGCTCGCGCTCGTCCAGTAGCTGGTTGAACATCTGGCGCAGGCCCGCGGTGTCGGTACCGGGCGCCGCGTGGATGGTGATCTGGTAGGTGTCGCCCTGGACCACCATAGGCGCGCTGCTCGCTGCGGCTGATAGCGCCGGGCGGTTGTCCATGGCCATTGCCGGGCCGCTCATGCCGAAGCTGACGGCCCCGGCTGCTGCCAGTTGCTTGGCCATGGCGGTGACCGCGCCCAGCGGGCCGCCCTGGCCGCCCACCAGCCCCTGCTCCAGGCCCTGCATGGTGAAGCCGCCCAGCTCGGCGAACACGCGCGACGGCGAGTGGATGCCGAGCTTCTCCTTGAACCAGCCGACGGTGCTGTCGCCGACGCCGCCGATCGCAGCCTTAACGGCGCCGAGCTTGTTCTTGATGCCGTTTACCAGGCCGTCCAGGAGCATGCCGCCGAAGTCGGAGAACTTGGCTGGCAACTCCACGCCGAAGTAGCTCATCAGGCCGGCGAAGGCGCGGTAGAACAGCCCCTGCGGTGAGAAGTTGAGGATCAGCGTGGCGATGCCGGTGAGGCCGCCGGCGAAGCCCTGCTTGATCTCCGCCCACAGGCCGAGGAAGAACGCCTTGACCGGCTCCCAGTTGCGATAGATCAGGTAGGCCGAGGCCGCGATGGCGGTCACCGCCAGGCCGATGGGGTTCATCATCAGCGCGCGACCGATGAACAGGATCGCCTTGCCCACCATTGGCAGCACGGCCTTGCCCAGGTTGAGCAGAACGGTACCCAGGCTCGCGCCCTTGATGCCGAACAGCGTCAGCGCGTAGCGCGCCATGGCGAACGGGCCGAGGAAGCTGGCCAGGCCCAGGGTGACGGCGCCGAACCCAGCGGCCAGCGCTGCCACGCCGGCCACGGTCTTGATGATCTGCCCGGCGAGTTCCGGGTTGGCCTTGACCCAGTCGGTCACGCGGCCGATCACGCTGTTGAAGCTCTCGAACAGCTCCACCAGCGTGGGGCGCAGGGTCTCGCCCAGGGTGGCCGAGAGGTTAAAGGCCCGGTTCTTGGCCATGTCCATGCGCGCCGATATCAATTCCGCGCGGATGTCCGCTTCGCGTTGCATGGAGCCCGAGCCGGCGGTGGAGTTGGCCATGTCCAGCTGACGGCGGTACTCGCCGATGTTCTGGGCCAGCTTGGCGGCGTCGTCGCCGAACTCCTTGCCGAACAGCTGCGTCGTGACACCGAGCTGCTCGGCCTTGGGCAGCTTGTTGATGGCGTCCAGGACCTGCTGCAGCGTGCCCGTTGCGTTCTCGGCCATGCCGCTCTGCAGCGCCTCGGCTTCGAGCCCGAGCGCCTTGAGCCCGGCCTGGAAGCGCTTGGGCTGCTGGGTGGCGATCGCCAGCTCGCGGATCATCGCGTTGGTGGCGGTGCCGGCCACCTCGGCGGTGGCGCCCAGGGTGAGAAAGGTGGAGCCCAGGGCGGCGGCGTCCTTGTAGCTCATGCCCACCGAGGCAGTGACGCCGGCCGTGCGCTGCAGCACCTCGATGATGTCCGCGCCCTTGGACTTGGCATTGTCGTCCAGGTAGTTGATGGCGTCGCCCAGCTGGCTGACGTTCTGAATCGGGATCTTGTACAGGTCGGCGATGCGCGCAAGGTTCTCGCCGATCTGGTCGGCCGGCAGCTCGAAAGCGGTGGCGGCATTGGCGGCCACCTCGGCGAACGCGAGCAGGTTGTCCTTGCCGGTCACGCCCATGCGCGCTGCGCCTTCCACCAGGGCGGCGATCTCGGTGGTGGCCATGGGGATGCGCTCGGCCATGGCCTTGATGGCGTCGGCCATCTCGAAGTAGGTGCTGGTGAGCTGCCCATTGCCGTCGCGGGCGCCTTCCACCTGCTTGGCCACGCCGGCCATGGCGTCCTCGAAGCCCATGTAGCTCTGCACGGTGCCGAGCACCGGAACGCCCATGGCGGCCCCTGCCGCGGCAGAGCCTGCACCGGCGCCGGCCATGCTGCCGGCGAGCTGCTGCGTCTTGTCGTACTGAGCCCGGGCCATCGCGAGCTGCTTGGTCTGCGCGGTCAGGCGCTGCATGCGACGGCCCTGCTCGGTGATGGTCTGGCTGGTCTGCTCGATGCGTTGGCGCAGGTCGCGCTCGTGCTGGCTTAGATTGCGCGTGCTGATGCCGGCGGCACCGAGCTTGTTGCGCAGGCCCTGGAGCTGCACCTGCTGGTCCTGGTGCTGCCGCTTGAGGGCGGAGGCTTCGCGCACACCTTCCCGGAACGCCCGGTTTAGGCCCTGCAGCGGCTCCTTAGCCTCGCGGAGCTGTGCCGATAGTTCGCCGACCCGCTCTTTGTGCTGACGGGTGTTAGCGGCGCTTTCGCGGTGCTGCTGGCTGAGGGTCTTTTGCCGGTCGGTGAGGGCGCGCACCAGAACAAGCTGGTCTTTTTGCTTCGCGACCAGGGCTGCGTACTCGTCGCGGAGCTTCTTCGTTGGGGTAGCGGTGCTTCCCAGCTGCTGACCAAGCTCGCGGATGCGCAGACGGTTCTGCTGCCATGTCTGGTTGGCAGCGCGTGACTCCTGGCGGGTTTCGCGCAGTTGTTGTGTTAGGGCCTTGTGCTCGGCGCTGAGTTTGTCCGATTGGGCTGCGACGGCGTTGTAGCTGGCTTGCAGGGGGGCGATGGTGCGTTGGTGATCCTGCATTTCGCGGGAAAGCTGGCGCACCGTGTCCCGGCTCGCCTGCAGGGCCTGGCCGGTTTGCTCAGTTTGGGACTTGAGGGTGCGGAAGCTAGATATGTCGCTCTGCTGCGCTTGCAGCGTCTTGAGCTGGTCGCGGGAGTCCTTGAGGGCGCGGCCGAGGCCGACGCTCCCCTGGGTGACGGCGCGGATCGGCCGGGTGGCTCGGTCAATGGCCTGGAGGATCACCTCCATCTTCAAGTCATTGGCCATGCTTCAGCTCCCAGCGTGTTCTGGCCCGCTCGCGCCATTCGATCAGATCAGAAAGGGCCAGCGGGTCCATGTCCGCCGGCGCCCAGTGAAAGACCACGGCCAGGTCGGCCATGGCATCTTCTACGCAACGAGGGCAGCTTCCTTCGCCGACTTCTGCAGCAAAAAACCGGACACCGCGACGCCGCAGGCCATCAGGTCGGCCGGGTCCATGGCACCGATCTCGTGATCGGTCAGGCTGGGGGTGCTGATGCGCGGCAGCACCTTGCGCAGGGCCAGCACGTCCATCTGCACCAGGTCGACCAGGGTGACGCCGCGCAGCTCGCCGCTCATGGGCTTGCGCAGGGTGACGGTGTCGTGGGTGGTCTCGCCGCGCTTGATAGGGGTGTCGAGCTTGATGACCGCTTCGTTGGGGTTCTTGGCCTTTTCGGCGGTGGTCTCGGGGGTTTCCATGGGGTTGCTCCTTGGGTGCGTTGAGGCCGCCAGCAGGGGCGCTGCTGACGGGTTGCGGAAAGGGGGGCGCTGGCTGTGCACGGCTTAGATGCCGAGGGCCTTGCGGTGCTCTGCCAGGCGGTCGTCGCCGTCGACGATGTAGACGAAGTTGAGCAGGTCGATCTCGATGAGGACCTCACCGTCGACGCTGAGCTTGTAGTAGGTCAGAGCGGTGGTGATCTTGTGCTCGGTGTCTTCGCCGGGCTCGGCGTCGCCGAAGTCGATCTCTTCATGCCGGCCGCGGGTGACGATCTCCACCGCGCTGACTTCGCCGGTGTCGTCGCGCTGCACCGAGCCGGAGAAGCGCAGCTGCACGCCGTCGACCTTGGTGGCGCCGAACTGGCGCACGGCGATCAGATCCCAGCCGCCGAGGGTCCACTCCAGCTGCAGGCCGTCGTCGCTGTGGCCCAGGTCGACCTTGACCGGGCCGTCCATGCCGCCGCCCCGGTAGGCCTCCAGCTTGCGGCCGAGAACCGGCAGGGTGACGGCCTTGGCAATGCCGAGGTAGCTGTTGCCGTCGTTGAACAGATTGAGGTGCTTGAGTTTCTTGGGCAGGGCCATGGTCGGGCTCTCCTACGGCGCGGCCTGGGCCGCGCAGGTGAATGGGTGTCAGGCGTTGACGGCGGCGGCGAACTGGACCAGGTGGCGGTCGGTGATGCGCTGGCGCAGCAGCAGGTTTTCCAGCGGCGGCACCGGGGTGTAGTCGTAGTCCAGGTAGAGCTTGCCGGCCTTGAGGGTGTCCTTGTCATTGGCGGCCTCGTCGTACCAGCACTCGAAGCCGAGCAGGTAGCCCAGGCGGACCAGCTCGCGGCCCTTGGCGTTGATGCCTTCGACGATGTCGCGCACCAGGGAGGGGTGCATGGGCTTGTCCACCGCCCAGAAGTGCGCCTCGGCCATGGTGTCTGCCAGCACCTGGGCGGTGCGGGTGTAGTTCTCGAAGGCGAACAGCGGGTCAGCTGAGCAGGTGCGCGAGCCCCAGAAGCGGAAGCCGTCACGGCGGATCAGCGTGGTGACCTCGTCTGCGTTGAGCAGGCCGGCGTCGGTGGCGGGGTCCTGCAGGTCGAAGTAGATGTCCTTGGACAGGCCCGACACGCCGTTGACCGGCACGTTGGAGAGGGTTTTGTGCCAGCCGACCTGCTCGTCCAGCTTGGCGCGCAGGCCCAGGGCGCGAGCGATGGCGCTGGCCGGCGCGTTGGCGTTCGCCACGGTGTCCCAGGAGACGAAGTCAGGCCAGATGAGCATCAGCTCACGCGCACCGAAGCCGGCGCGGTAGGCAATGGCATCACTGACGGTCTCGCAGCCGTAGGCGTTGGCGTAGGCCATGCCGCGCAGCTTCTCGGCGATCGATACCAGCTCGGTGGCGACCGGCAGCGAATCGAGCCCAGGCACGCCGAGGATGCGCGGCTTGACGCCGAGCTGGGCCTCAGCGGCCAGCAGCGCCTTCATGCCTTGGTATTGGCCCCCAGCGCTCACGCCGCCGATGATGTTGCTAGTGGTCTCGGCCTCGGTGGCGCCTTCTTCCACGCGTACCACAACGGTGACGGGCGACGCTTGGTCGGCGATTGCATCCAGGCTGCGCGCCAGGGTGCCCAGCTCACCGGCGGAACCGGAAGCGGTCAGCACGTCAGTGAGCAGCACGGGCTTGTTGAGGGGAAACTTGACCGCATCGGCATCGGACGCGGTGCAGACCATGCCCACCACGGCGGTGGAAACGGTGCGAATGGGGCGGGTGCCTTCGTTGATTTCGAGGACGCGGACGCCGTGATGGTATTCGGTGGCCATGGGGTTGAGGCTCCTGGGCGAGTGCCGGATCAGTGAGCCTTGAGGGTGACGCGCGCGCGCAAGGGGCGCACGCGGCGGGCTGTGTAGCGATGGGGGTTACAGCGTGCCGGCAGCTTCGGCGTAGCGGCGGCCAGCTTGCAGGGCGTTGAGATAGGCACGTGGCTTATCTGGTGCAGGCCAGCCGGCTACCTGTTCAACCTTCCAATCGAAGTCGAACAGGGCATAGCCGTGCCATTGCCCGTCTTCTGCTTTCGATAGCGAGATAGTGAAAGTCAGGTCGCGGTGTGAGTGGATGTGGGGGGTTGTCATGGAGTGCTCCGTTGCGTGTTGGGACGCAGCGGAGCGTGGCATCACGACCGAACGAGCGGGTTGAAGTTATGCCGAGGCATTGCCAACGCCGGCCACGGCCGCCTCGATCGCTGCGATGGTTTGCTCGGCAAGCTGCTGCGCCTGCTCGACCTTGCCGGCGGCCATCAGCGTGCGGATCTGCTCCTTGGCGGCCAGCCGCGTTTCGCGGATGACATACAGCGCCTCGGTGTACGCCGCAGCCTCGGCCAGGATGCTGTCCGCCGCCTGCTGCGCGGTGCGGCCGTTGATGGCCCAGGCGGCGACGGTGCGGGGCACCGCGTCTGCTGGGTAACCGGCATCAGCGAAGGCCTGTGCCTCGATGCGGGCGCGGTCGTATTCGACAGCTCGCAGCGGGTCGCCGGCAACGCGGGCGCGCGCTGCGTCTGCGGACGCATCGACTGACTCCAATAGCTGAACCAACAGGTCGTCGTGAGAAGGCCCCGGAAGATCAAGTAGGATCGGATAGCCGTTGGCGTCAGCGGCAATGCGGCGGCGTTGCGAAACACCCGCGAGCAGCTCGTCGCGGTGGTCGGCTGTGATTTCAACGGCGTCGGCCGGCAGCTTGCAGTCGGGATTAACGACCTCCACCAACGGCGCTTCGACGCTCAGATCGGGCACCAACAGCGGCAATGGCTCGGCCGTGTCGTTGAATACTGTCTCGCCGTCGATTGCCGCTTCTTCGCCTGGCTGGAGAAGAACTTCAGTTGTCGGCCGTACCCAGTCAGGATCTGGCACGAAACGAGTGCGAGCGCCATGTATTTGCGTGTCATAGAAGCCGCGCTCCGCAGCGCTGAAGAAAATGCTCATTTAGTACCCCCACGAATACACATAGGCATTGCCCTGGTTGTTTCCAATATCGTTGGCGTAGAACATTTGTGCGCCCGTTTTGCTGGAACTATACGTTTTCCAGCTCTTGACCTGATTTAGGTCGGTTCCATGGTCCTGTGCATGAACACCCAAGCAGGCGTTCGGGTATGCAACCGGCCAGATAACTTCAGCGAGCGTCTGCGGGCTTGCTACGGTGCCCGTTGTCGTCCACTGAAAAATGAACTCCCGCTTGACGCCGGCGCTGTCGCGATACGGAATCGTGATGTAGCCAGAGCCGCCCATGCTGCCAAGGCCGAGCATGCCGGCGATCAGGGTCGCTCCGGTGACGGCGCGCGTTGCGTCGCCTGCTGCAACCTCGGCGGCAGTTGCCAGCTCGATTACGCCGCGCAGTGCGTCCGTAGCGGCCGAGATAGCATGCGTATGGCTGCTGGTCGTCACGGCATTGGTGCTGCTACCCGAAAGCGTGCCGGGGGTACCGAGCGTAAGCGTGCGATCCGCGGCAAGGGTACCGCCGCCGGATAGGCCGTTGCCGGCCACGATATTTCGCGCCGCTGGCGCCTTCTCGTCTTGCAGCTTCTTGCCCTGCGCTGCAGTCAGCGCGGCCGAAGTGCTGACGCTGTCGAGCGAATCGATCAGCTGAACGATACCCGCTTCGGTAGTGGACGCAGCAGGCAGTGTCAGCTCGTGAGTGTGGCTGTTTGACGACACCGAGTTGGTGCTGCTTTTCGTAATAGTGCCAGGCGTGCCGAGCGAGATAGTGCGGTTCTCTGCGAGGCTGCCGCCGCCCTGCATACCTACGCCCGCCGTGATGATTCGGCTCGTTTCGACCGGAGAGAGGTTGCCCGCATGATACAGACTGGTCCATGCCGACCAGGTACCCGCTGATTTCGCCCTCCAGTAAATCGTGCTGCGCCCGCGCTCGAACAGAAGTTGCGAGGCGTTATCGCTGTTGTAGCCAACATGAAGCAACGAATGCCCCGAGCCGCCCAAGGGCGAATTGAGTGCGCCAGAGTTGAGGCCATAGACGCCGCTGGCCGGGGCTAGGTTGCAATCGTTGTTGGGCAGCGCAGCGCCGCTCGGGCCAAGACCAAACGCACCTACGGTCAACAGCGCGCCGCTCGTGACATCCTTATCGTTGGTCTGCCTGTGCGTTTCGTTGAGCAGTTCGACCCAGCTAGTCCAAGTGCCACTGTAGTTGTAGCGAATGAACGCTTTACCGGCCCGGTGCCCGCCGATTTGCAAAGCGAACGCCGATGCGTACGCGGCGTGAATCAGGACATCCCCGGAGAGCTTGGAGGGCCACGCGTTCGCTGTGGCGCTGGACATCCGGTAAGTGCCGTTTACCGTGATCAGATTGCAGTTATCGCCGGGTACTTCAACGCCCTGGCCACCCAAGCCAAAGGCGCCAACGGTCATGAGCACATTCGCGGTCGTATCCATCGGGCCAGTCTGGACGTTGCTTGAGTTCAGAATCGCGACCCACGGCCCCCAGGTCCCGCCGCGAATTCGCCTCCAGGATGAGAGCGATTGCGTCATGGTCGCACTGGCAACCTCCCAGGCGAGCTGAACACCATAAGTGGTGGTGCCCATGAACTGGACCACGGTGCGACCCCCGCTGAAACCCGGTGGCAGGTTGGAAACGCCGGATGCCAAGGTGCCGTAGAAGCCAGGTGTCGTCAGGTTGTTCAGGTCGGTTTCGGCTGACGTTTGGCCGGTCCCCAGACCGAACGCACCGACCGTCATCAGCCGCCCTGCGGTCGCATCATCCCAAGTGGCCTGCTTGACGAGATCGAGGGTGGCCTGGGCTTCTGCCGCGCTGGCATCGTCCAGCAGTCCCTTTGCAAAAGCCGTGACGTTGCCGCTATGAAACAGTTCGCTCCAGGCCGACCAGCCGGTGCCGTTGTGCCACCGCACCGCTATCTGCAACGTGGAGCCTAGCGCGGCTCCTGTGGTCATGAGGATCTGGCTGCGATTTGAGGCGCCGCCGATCACTTCCAAGTGATAGCGCACGGAAGCGGACCAGCCTGCCGGAATATTGGTCAACCCGCTGTTCGGCGTAATGAACTTGCCGCCGGTGGTGTAGCTGTTGAGATCTGCCGACGTGCCAATCAAGGCAGCCCCGCCCAGGCCAAAGGCGCCCACCGTGAGCAGCGCGCCGGTAGTGGTATCCGCCACATCGGCCTGCTTCTGCAGGTTCCCGCTATGCCAGAGCTCTTGCCAGCTACTCCAGACACCTGCATTGCAGCGACGAAAAAACATCTTATCGCTGGTGCGTGAGAGCACGAGCTGCTCGGCGTAGCCGTCACCGTAGCGCATGTGCAAGCAAGTACTGCCGCTGGAGACAGCCGGCTTGTTTAGCGTTCCGGTGTTGATGTTGTAGATCCCGCTGGCCGCGACGAGGTCCAGATCATCAGATGGGGCTGCGGCGCCCTGCGCGCCTATACCAAAGCCGCCGACGACCAGCAGCGCGTCCGCGGTGGTATCGGTCTTCGACGTCTGCACGCGAGTCTTGTCGAGCTTTTCATCCTGCAGCTTCTTGCCCTGAGCTGCCGTCAACGCCTGCGACGTGCTGGTACTGGTGAGGGTGTCGTTTAGCCGAACAAGTCCTGCCCGGGTTGTGCTACCCGTCAGGCTCTTTAGCCCGGCCGGCGTGACCGCTCGCGAGGCGTCGGTACCCGTCTGGGTTTCCTCCGGCGTCGCCAGTTCAACCACGCCTTGGACCGTGGTGGTGGCCGGTGGGTTGATGAAGCTGATGTCACCGAAGGTGATGCTGGTGGCGTTGAGGCTCTCCAGGATAATGTCGGTGGCTAGGAGCAGCGTAGAAGGGCCCGCCTTCTGGATGATCCAGCCCGAGGCGGCCGGCTGCGAGTAGACGGCAATGAGCGTGCCCTTGTCGCTGAACAGCCCGAACTCGCCGACGTTGTAGGCCGCCGAACTCTCATCCAGAGCCATTACATGAATGGTGTCCGCTGCGACTGCTTGCCCCGCAATCGAACTCACTCGCTTGACCTGCGCCTGCAGCGCCGTGCGCGTTTTCGCGGGCGTGTATTGGCCAGTACCGAAGCCGATTTCGGTGATGGTAACCGGGCCGGTGCCGGTGTTTTGAGCGTTGATGATCTCGGCGCGGCCGGCATCGGTGATGGTGATAGGTAGTGCCATTACGGGGCCTCAGTGCATTGCAGGCGACGGTAGATGACTGGCCGAGCGGCGCCCTGCAGGCCGAGGCCCCCAGTAGCAGCCAGGCCGAGCGTTAGCGTGAAGTGCGAGCGCACGGGTTTGGTGCGCTCGATTTCCTTGATGATGTCCTGCTGGTAGGCGGCGGTATTGGGGACGCTAGCGCCAAGCGTGAGCACGACCTCAAAGGTGTGCGGAGCGCCCATAGGATCGGTTTGCCACCATTCACGCAAAGCCAAGGAGCTGCCGAAGCTGCGCACGACATCGCGCACGCTCTTGGCGGTGCCCTTTCGGCGCTGGATGTCGACCGCCGCGCGAATACGCTCGCGCTTAACTGCCTCGGGCCAGTACGGCTGCCAGCTGTCCAGCGAGAGCGTCCAGGCGAGCCAGGGCAGCAGGCGCGCCGGGCAGGTGTCCGGATTCCACAGATCGCGCAGCGGCACGGCCATGGTGCCGAGGCGCAGGGTGGCCTGCTCCAGCTTGCGCTCAAGCGGCGAGGCATTGGGCGGTAGCAGGCTTGGCTGATCACTCATCCAGGCCACCATCGGTGAGGTTGATGGCGGTGCAGTAGGACGCGCTCTGGCGGTTGATGACCAGGTTGGCGGTTGGGCTGGCGAGATCCACACGCTGCACACCCGGTTGGTGAAGCGCGGCATAGATACCGGAGAGCGTGACGTCCAGACCCAGGCGGTGCTGGCCGTTGGTGTAGGCCTCCAGCGCCGCTCGGGCGTTGGCCATGACCACTTCCCGGTCCGGGCCTGCGTAGAAGTACAGCGTGGCGGTGACCTGGTACTGGGCAATGGTCGCTGCCTGCACCTGGACGTAATCGGTCAGCGGCCGGACGCTCTCGTCGCTCAGCTTGGCCAGCACGGTGGCGAGTAGCGCCGCGCTTGGCACGCCGGTACCAGCACGCGACAGCACGGTGATCAGCACTTGCCCAGGGGTTGGGCTGATGGCGCTGGCGTCGAGCACCTGCCCGTCCGCGCTGAGCGCGTGGAAGATGTACGCGCCCTCAGGCCCTGCGGTGGACAGCCCTTCGAGCGAGAGCTGGATGCGGTAGCGGAAGTCGCTGTCGCTTTCGTAGACGGCGGCAATCGGCGGGATGGCAGTCGGGACCGCAGGGCTGAGCAGCAGCCGCTCTACTCCGAACAAAGCGCCGAGGTTGTCCAGATCGGTACCGGTGGAGTACGGCAGCATGACGGCGCGGGCGGCATCGTTGATCCGGGCGCGCAGCTGCAGCTCCCGGAAGGCGCAAACCTCCAGAACCTTCATGAAGGGTTCCGACTCGACCTGGGCGTCCAGCTCGGGCGCGCGCTCGAGCAAATCGGCCAGCATGGCGGCGAGGATCTGCTCGAAGTCGAGCGGCTCGATCACATCCGGCGGGGCCACCTGGGCGAGGTTGATGGCGGTGAACTGGCTCATGTGATGGCTCCGAGACGCAGCGGAATGCGCAGGCTGAGCGGCTCGTTGACGTCGGCGCGGCTGCCCTCAATGTCGAGCACCACCTGCCCTGGCTGCGCGCCCAGGAACAACTGCACCCGACTCAGACGGATGCGCGGCTCCCAGCGCAGCAGCGCCATGGCCGTGGCGGCGTAGGCCTGCAGGCGTGTGGCGTCATTGGTGGGCCAATCGATCAGGTCAGGCAGCTGGCTGCCGTACTCACGGCGCATCACGCGCGAGCCGATGGGCGTGGTGAGGATGTCGGCGATCGACTGGGCAAGGTGGGCGTTGCCCTCGATGGCGCGACCGGTGGTGGCGGACATGCCGATCATTTGGGCACCGCCGTGGTACCGGAGCCGGTTTGCACGCCGCCATGCTTGTGGGTGACCAGACTGATGCCGGATGCGACCACGTCTGCGCTGACGGTCACGGTTCCCGTGATATCGACGTTGCCGAGGATGGTGACGCCGCCCGGTGCGGTGAGCTGGGCCTTGCCGCCAGCCGGCAGAACGGCCTGCAGACGCTTGGTGATGCTGTCGTACTCGATGACGGCACCGTCGCGGTAGGTGCGGCGGTGCAGGCCTTCGCGGTCTCCGTTGGCCGGGATCAGGTCAGAGAACAGGCCTGTCAGCGCCACGCCCTGGGCGAGGTTGCCGGATGGGCTCAGCAGCACCACCTGCTCGCCGACGGTGGGCGGGTCCCACTCGCGGTCGGCACCGGCGCGCAGGTTCAACCAGGGGCGCCAGGCGGTGGTGATGTTGCCGCTTTTCACCTGGACGCGAGGCGGCTGCATCTGGACCGCTTCGATGGTACCGAAGCGGACGATGTTTTCGAGCAGGCGGGCGAGGTCGGCAATGTTCATGCCGCTGATGCTGCGGCTCGCGCGCGCGTGGCGCACGGTGCTGAGCCTGTAGCGCGGGCTGCTACAGGGCGAGGTCAGCGGGTGAGGTGTTCTAGGAGCTGGTCGCGGATCAATTCCAGGTCGGCATCGGTGAAGCCGAGCAGCTCGCGGCGCTCGTATTGCACCTCGGCCTGGCCGCGATCGGGGCGGTCGCGCAGGCCGTACTGGTGGACGCGGGCGATGCGGGCCACACGCCCCATGAAGCTGATGGCGATGGCGTCCGGGGTGCTGCGCAGCTTGAGATGCGCGGCCTGGCGCAGCTTGGTGAACATCTGGCGCTTGATGCGCCCGACCTTGCCGCGCAGCTTGCGGGGCTTTCGCGGAGCGTACGGGGTGCCGTCCGGGTTGCGCTGGCTGGCCACGCGCTGCTGCTGGCTGCGGCGCAGCTCGCGGCCGATCTGCTGGTTGAGCTGGCGACGCGCGCCGGGTTCCAGCCGGGCTAGCAGAGCGCCGGCCCAGTCTTCCAGGGCGCGAAGATCGTCAGCCATGGCGCACCGGATGCGGGCTGGAGATGTCGCCGCCGTCCTGGGCGGTGCTCTGCCACTCGGCCAGCAGCATGCCTTCGGCATACAGCTGCCAGGTACCCGCTTCCAGGAAGGGCTCCAGCTGGGGTTCGGCCGGGTGGGTGACGTCAAGGGCGCCTGTTGCCTGCTTTTTGACGACCACACGCTCGGTCAGTGGCAGCTTGATAGACAGGTCGACCTTGCTGTTGTCCAGGACGTCCGCCTCGAAGGCGATGGCGGTCTTGCCCTTCTCCAGGTTGGCCAGCAGTTCGTGCTGGTTGACCATGACCCAGGCGAGGAGGGGGATAGCGACGGCATCTGGGTGCCCGGCGAAGTCGGTAAGGATGACGTTGAGGGTGTAGCTGTACTCGAACGACAGCCCATGGGCAGCGGTGCTGCGGATGGTGCCGTTGTCGATGAATACCAGCAGACGGTCGGGGTTTTTGTGCAGCTCGGGCACGGCAGCGAGCAGGTGGGCGCGCAGGGAGTTGGGCTTGTTCATGGCTGGGTGCTTCGTGCGTTGTGGTCGACGATGAGGTCCACCTTGGCGGCACATTCGCCCCAGGCGGCCATGAGGTAGTCGCCGTCGTCGCTCAGCTCGCCGTTACTGACCGGCGCCGCCGGGGCCAGCGTGCAGCGCGTCACGACCGGACAGCCACTGACGGTAACCTGCGGCTCCGGTAATGGCGGGGCGCTGGTGCAGGCGGCGAGCAGCATCAGGCAGAGGCTGAGCAGCCCAAGTCGCATGGGTTGGGTCTTCACGGCGGCGTTCCTTCTTCTTGAGCTGGTCGGTGGCCTGGGCCTGGCGCAGGTCGCTGAGCGTCTGATGCAACGCGAGTTGGTCGAGGCGCTGGGTGGCGACCTCGCCGGTGAGGCGGGCGATGGTGGCGGCCTGGCGAGTGTTGCGTTGCTGGGCGGTTTGCAGGTGCTCGGTGGCGAGATCGGCCTGCGCCTGAGCGGAGTCGATGCGCTGCTGCTGCATCCAGATCAGCAGGCAGAGCGCGGCGACCAGGGCGAGGCCGTAGAGGAGCTGGCGGGCGGTGGTCATGCCGCGCGCTCCTGCTCGCTGGCGAACTGCGCATAGGCCCGGGCGAGCTTCACGTCATAGAGGTTGCGGGCGTAGTTCGGGCCGTTGTAGCGGCGGGCGAACTCGGTCCACTTCTTACCCTTGAGCGCCTTGTGCAGCGCGGGGTCGGTTTCGATGAAGGTGACGAAGGCGTCGAGCTGGGCGGCCTCGCTCAAGGCCATGGTGTCCGCGAAGTGCTGGGCATCCAGGTAGCCGAGGCGCTGCCAGTGGTAGCCCATGATCTGGAACAGACCCCAGCTGGCGGACTCGAGCGCGGCGGCCGCGTGGATCTGCTGTGCCTGGGCGAGACGCTGATGCTCGGCGGTACCGCCGATGTAGCCGCCGGCCTTGCGGTTGACCAGGGCGGGATGCTTGGCGGCTAGTGCGCCCGCCTGTGCGGCGCCGACGCCGTAGGCCTGCAGGCGCTCGAACATTACGTGCCGTTCGAACAAGATCACCGGGCGGCCGTTGCTGGCGAAGCCCTCGCCGCGGCTCTCCACCTGGTTGACGGCCATGACGCTGGCCAGCGGCACGCCGAGGCGGTCGGCGGCCTGCTGGAGGTCCTTCCGCTTGAGGTAGCGCGAGGTGTCGTAACCGTGAAGCGCCGCCAGTGTCTTCGGGCCGGCGACGCCATCGTCCACCAGACCGGCGCGGCGCTGAAAGGCAACAACGGCGCGCTCGGTCTGCTCACCGAAGTCGCCGTCCACGGCTACAGCGAAGCCGGCCAGCGTGAGTGCGGCTTGCAGGTTGCGCACGGCGAGGCCGCGCGAGCCGATGATCAGCAGCTCGCTCATACGCCTTCCACCTTACGCTCGAATAGCCGCTTGGCGCCGGCGCGGACGCCTTCGGCGCCGACCAGGCCGATGATGCCGCCGAAGAACGGGGCCGCATCCAGCGGGATTCCGAACAGCGCCAGGCCATTGCTGGCGGCTAGGGTGATCAGGCCGCAGACGACGGACTCGATGGCGATCCGGCGCAGCGAGCCGCCGCCGAGCATCAGCCGCGAGCCGGCGATGCCCATAGAGAGCGCCGCGGCGTAGATGATGGGGTAGTTCTCCTGTACCCAAGCGGCCAGACGCGCCAGGGTTTCCGGTTGGTCATGCATGCGCTTCATTCCACTGTCCGTTGAGCGTGAGGGTGTTGATGTGCTGGACGACTTCGCCCAGCTGAGCCGGGCTGTAGCGTTGCGGCATGGGGAAACCGAGCGCGGCGGCGCAGAACTCGCTGCAGAACCAGCGACGCCGGCTATGCAGGCCGACCGGCAGCAGCTGGCTGCCGAACAGGCCGAAGAAGTCGTAGCCCTGTCCGGCGTTGGCGCGGAAGACACGGGCGATCTGGCGATAGTCAGCCCAGGGCAGCGGGATGAGGTCCCAGTGTTCGAGGTTCAGCTCGATGTGCTTGGCACGCACGCCGCCGTCCATGGCCGAGGCGGACAGCCAGCGACCATCGGCCAGGACCAGCTCGCAGTGGCTGTACTCGGAGCGCGTCCAGAGGCGAACCAGGCGGTTGAACAGCGTGCCGCGGCCCTTGTAGAGGGCGAGGTAGATCAGTCCCATAGGTTCACCACTTGGCGTTGTTCAGCTTGCGGGGCGGCATCCGGCAGGGTGACGGCGGTGCCGTGGGGGATTACGGGGCCGAGATCGGCGAGACCGGGGTTGGCGTCGAGGACGGCCTCGGTGACTCCAGCGGTGCGGCCGTAGTACCGCCAGCAGATGGCGTCGACGGTGTCGCCCTGGTTGGCAATTACGGTGGTCATCAGAGCAGCTCCACCGTGGTGTGGCTGATGCCGAGGATGCTGCGCAGGGCGTGGCGCGCGTCGCGGCGCAGCTCGTCGATGTTGGTGCTGTCCTCGGTGGCCTTCTGCTCGCCGCTGTTGGTGGCGTCGAAGCTGCGGTAGCGCTCGACCAGTTCGGCGGTGGCGCGGCAGTAGATGGTGCGGCGGTAGAGGTGCAGCAGTTGGCTTTCGCCCTTGATCTGAGGTGCCGGCACGTCGGACAGGGTGAGGTGGCCCTCTTCAGTACGGGCGCGGCGGTATAGGTCGAGTTCGCGGTTGGCCTCGATCATGGCGTTGATCGCGGCAACCTCGATGCGCTCGGGGGTGACACTGGCGTCCAGGCGCATGGCGGCGCGCAGGTCGAGGCAATCGATCACCGGCCAGAAGGCATCGTTCTCGATCTTATGCTCTGCGGTGGTGGCGCCGGTGGCGATAAATCCGCTCATGCCTATCGCTCGAATGGGTCGGCGGTGGTCGGGGCTTCACGACTAGGCCAAGGAGAAAACCTGTCGATCAGCCCCGAGCCGCCGGGTGCGTGGGGACGCTCAGTTAGCGGAGGGCTCGCCGGTGCCGGTGCTGGCATCCGGAGCGCCCTGGTCGGCTTCGGCGCCCTTGGCCTGGTCGGGCTGGGGCTGATCGTCTGCCGGGGGCTCGCCAGTACCGGTATCGGTAGGCGCGCTTTCCGCGTGTTTCTTGAGGAGGCGCTCGGCGCGCTCCAGATCCTTCTTGCCACCGCAGCTGTTGTGCAGCTCGATGGCGCGTTTGAGCAGGTCGATGCCGAACTGCAGCCAGGCCCGTTCGTCCTGGGTGAGCGCTTCGGCGTCGTAGTTGAGCTGGGCCAACTGGGCGCGGCCTTGGGCGAGAACCAGCTTGGCGCGAGCCTCGTCGGGCATGTCCTGGTCGGCGGTGAGCTCGGCGGTGCGGTTGAGGGTCACGAGCGGGAAGGTTTTGCCGGCCTTCTGGGCGTTGAGTGCCGCAGTGGCGACTTCCTCGGCCACCAGGCAGCCGGTGGTGCGGTTGAAGCGATCCGGCATCACCAGCTGGTGGCGCAGCACGTACTCGGCGATCTGCAGGCCGCCGTTGAAGTCGCTGGCGTCGAAACGCCAGACCATGACGGTGACCAGCACGTCGTCCTGGGCGCCTTGGCCTGCCGCGAGTACGCCCTCGATGTAGGGGACGTAATCCGGCAGCAGCTCGGCCTTGAGCTTCGCCTTGCCTTCCGTGGACTGCACCTGCTTGAGGCGGAACTGGTCTTGCTGCAGCTTGGCCAGCATCACCTCATAGCCGGTAGCGCCATCCATTAGCGCGGCGGGGGCGGCGGCTGCCGCCTCCTGGGCTGCGCGCTTGCGCAGCTGGTTACGTTGGGCAAGGGTCAGGCTCATGGCTTAGACCTTCTCTACGTTTTCAACCAGGGCGACCAGGCCGAGGTCTTCCACGACGTAGGCGTCGTTGGAGGACTGGTAGTCGGCGATGCGGTCGTACTCCGGCTCGTCCTTGAGGTGGCGGCGGCGGGCGCCTTCCTGCCAATAGATCGACAGGTTGCTCAGGGTGGTGACCAGCACGGTGCCATCCGGGAAGTAGGGGGCGTCAACGATCGGCAGGCCGCCCAGCCGGGCGCGGGTGACGATCTCCTGTGCGGCGTTCTCTTCCTGGTTGGAGGTGGCGCCTTTCTCGACCGCGGCCAGCAACTTCTCGTGCATCAGGTTGCGCGAGACGATGACGATCAGGTCAGGGTGGCTGCGGTGCCACGGGTCCAGCATCTGGACGGCATCGAAGACCAGACCATCGAGGGTCTTGTAGTCGCCGGTGGCACCGACGGTGACCTTGCCAACGGTGGCGCCTTCATCGAGCACGCGATCCGGAGCCTTGGTGCGAATCTTCTGCAGCCAGCCGATGTTGACGTCCTGGCGCAGCGGGTAGGTTGCCGCGTTGGTGGCCGCGGCAGCGGAGACGCCGTTCCAGCCGATCATCAGGCGGTCAAGGGCCTGCCGTTGGGCGATGGCCGCAGTGAGGCGGGTCTGGAAATCCGGGAATTTGGCCCAGGCATCGAGCAGCACGTAACGGAAGGCGCTGTCGAAGTTGGTCTGCTTGCAAGTGTAGTCGTCCTTGGACAGAGCCTGATTCTCGCCAGGGTTACGGCGGTTGCCGCCTGCGGTGTCGGTACGGCTGGCGATCGGGCCGTTGACGCCCAGCAGTAGGGCTTCGCCCGACTGCTCCATCACGCCGATGACGTTGATGCGGCCGAGCAGCGCGGTGGATTCCTGGATGGCAGTCTCGAGGTTCTGCTGCACGCTGGGCTCGACGTTGAACTTGACGGCGGCGCTGTCGACGCCGTTCAGCTTGGCTACCTGTGCCAGGTAGCCGTTGTAGGCGATTCGGGTTTCGTTACGCATGGTGTGCTCCGAGTGGGCGCTGGTGATGGGTCAGAACTTGGCCAAGGCTTTGCCGTCGCCGCCGGTGGCGGGTGGGCGCTGCTGTTGGCTGTGGTCCTCGGTATCGCTGAGGCGCGTGACCAGGTCGGCCAGCTCGGTTTCGAGCCTGTCGACCTTGGCGCTCAGCTCCTGGCGAGCCGTCTGTTCTGCGGTGAAGGCTTCGCCCTGCTCCTGAGCGTGCGAGGCGAGGGCCTCAACCGCTTCGGTCAGCTCGGAGAACTGGGCGTCGTCCTTGACGGCTTTGTCCTTGCTCTTGCCGAGGGCTTCCATCACACGGGAGAACAGGCCGGCGACCTTGCTCTCGCTGTCGGTGACTTCCTCGAATTCGAGGGCAACTTCGATGGCCTCGGAGAACAGGTTTTCCGGGTCATTCTTCCTTGCCTTGAGGGGGTTGGCGTCGGGGTGTTGGGCGCTGAAGGTGAGCATCTCGGTACCCAGGCTGGCCGGGGTATCGGTAACGGCGATGCCGTCCAGGTACGCACGGCCGGTGTCGGCGAACTTCGGGCGGATCTCGATGCTGGTGAAGATCTTCTGCCGTGCCTTGTTCAGGGCGATGAGGTCGGCGGTCGGCTCGATCTGGGCGAACAGGGCCAGCTTCTTCTTGCCGGCAATCTCGACTTCTTCGGTTTTCAGGGCGACGACGTCGCCGTAGGCCTTGAACGGGCCGTCCGGCAGCAGGCTGCGGAAGTGCTCCAGCCAGACGCGGGCGCCGTAGGTGTTCGGGTTGTAGGTTTCGGCAGCGTCCACCAGCCATTGACGTTCGATGGTGCGGCCGTCGGTGGTGGCGCCTTCGACGGCGACGCGGAAGAACTTGCTGCGGTACTTCTTGGCGGTGGGGTTGCTTGCGGCCATGGGGCTTTCCTCAATCCGGGGCTGTGGGCCTTTCGTTGAGGGCATGGTCGGCACCCGGCGGGGGCGCGGCAACGCGGTTGGCATGTAGGACAGAGCGATACAGGACGCGCCGGTAGGGGCTCGCGCGCGCGAGCGGCAGCATCGGCGCCATGAACGCTATCGTCGAACTCCCTACCGATCACCGCCGCCACGCCAAGCACCTGTATTGGCAGGGCTATCGCGTCTGCGAGATCGCCGAGCTGCTCGGCGAGAAGGAGAAGACGCTGCACAGCTGGAAGGCCCGGGACGAGTGGGACCGGGCTACGCCGTTGGAGCGCATCCAGGCGGCCACCGAGGCCCGCCTGGTGCAGCTGATACTCAAGGAACCGAAGAGCGGCTCGGATTACAAGGAGATCGACCTGCTCCACCGGCAAATGGAGCGGCAGGCCCGAATCCAGCGCTACCAGGACGGCGGTACCGAAACCGACCTCAACCCTGAGCTGGCCAAGCGCAACGCCGGGGAGAAGCGTAAACCCAAGCGCAACGACATCACAGAGGAGATGGTCGAGAAGCTCGTCGAGGCGTTCCTCGACGGGTGCTTCGACTACCAGAAAGACTGGTACCGAGCAGGTAACCAGCGCACTCGGGCCATTCTGAAGAGCCGGCAGATCGGCGCGACGTTCTATTTCGCCCGCGAGGCGTTGATCGATGCGCTGACCACCGGGCGCAACCAGATCTTCCTGTCGGCCAGCAAGGCGCAGGCGCATATCTTCAAGGCGTATATCCAGGCCTTCGCCCGCGACACGGTCGGGGTTGAACTCACCGGCGACCCGATCATTCTGCCGAACGGCGCCGAGATGCACTTCCTGGGTACCAACGCGCGCACCGCCCAGGGCTACCACGGCAATTTCTACTTCGACGAATTCTTCTGGACGTTCAAGTTCAACGAGCTGAACAAGGTGGCCAGCGGCATGGCCATGCAGAAGCAATACCGGCGCACCTATTTCTCGACGCCCAGCTCGATGGCGCACGAGGCCTATTCGTTTTGGACGGGCGAGCGCTTCAACAAGGGCAAGCCAGCGGCTAAGCACCTCAAGCTGGATGTGAGCCACGACTCGCTGCAGCAGGGGCGGCTGTGCGAGGACCGGATCTGGCGGCAGATCGTCACCATCCTGGACGCCGAGGAGCGTGGCTGCGACCTGTTCGATATCGACGAGCTGCGCCTGGAGTACGACGCGGCGGCCTTCCAGAACCTGCTGATGTGCCAGTTCGTCGACGACGGGGCGAGCATCTTCCCGCTCAACCTGCTGCAGCCGTGCATGGTGGACAGCTGGTCGGTGTGGACGGACTACCAGCCGATGGCCATGCGGCCGTTTGCCGATCGGCAGGTATGGGTGGGCTATGACCCGGCCGAGTCTGGCGATTCCGCCGGCCTAATCGTGGTGGCGCCACCGCTGGTACCGGGCGGCAAGTTCCGCGTCCTGGAGCGGCATCAGTTCCGCGGGATGGACTTCAACGCCCAGGCCGAGACGATCCGCCAGGTGACGCGCCGCTACTGGGTGACCTACATCGGCATCGACACCACCGGTCTCGGCAGCGCGGTGGCGCAGCTGGTGCGTCAGTTCTTCCCGGGCTTGAAGACTTTCTCCTACAGCCCTGAGGTGAAGACGCGCTTGGTGATGAAGGCCTGGGACGTGATCAGCAAGGGCCGGCTGGAGTTCGACGCCGGCTGGACTGACCTGGCGTCGTCGCTGATGGCCATCCGCAAGACGGTTACGCCGGGAGGGCGCCAGTTCACCTATACCGCCGGGCGCAATGAACACACGGGCCACGCCGATCTGGCTTGGGCGCTTTTTCACGCATTGCACAACGAGCCGCTGGAGGGCCAGACCGTGGCCAACACCGGCATCATGGAGATTTATTGATGAGCAAACGTCGCAACCGTAACCAGCAGGTGGCCACCACTGACCAGGTGCGCGAGGGCGAGGTGCTGGCCAATGGTGAGGGCGGCCAGTCGATGGCCTTCACGTTTGGCGATCCGATGCCAGTGCTCGATGGCCGCGAGATCCTGGACTACCTGGAATGCTGGGCCAATGGCCGCTGGTACGAGCCGCCGGTCTCGCTGGACGGACTGGCGAAGTCGTCGAAGGCGAGCGTCTATCTACAGTCGGGCCTGATCTTCAAGCGCAACGCGCTGGCCCGCACCTTCATCCCGCACCGTCTGCTCAGCCGGGCGGCCTTCGAGCAGATCGTCATGGACTGGGGCTGGTCGGGCAACCTGTACCTGGAGAAGCGCGACAACATGCTGCGCCAGGCGATCGGCCTGCAGCCCTGCCTGGCGAAGTACATGCGGCGCGGTACCGACCTTGCGACCTACTACCAGGTGCGCGGCTGGAAGGACGAGCACGAGTTCAAGACCGGCAGCATCTGCCATTTGCGGGTGGCGGATATCAACCAGGAGATCTACGGGCTGCCGGAGTGGCTGCCGGCGCTGCAGAGCGCGCTGCTCAACGAGAGCGCCACGCTGTTCCGGCGCAAGTACTACCAGAACGGCAGCCATGCCGGCTTCATCCTGTACATGACCGACGCGGCGCAGAACGAGGACTTCGTCACCGACCTACGTAACGCGATGAAGAACAGCAAGGGCCCTGGCAACTTCCGCAACCTGTTCATGTACGCGCCGAACGGTAAGAAAGACGGGTTGCAGCTGATCCCGATCAGTGAGGTGGCGGCGAAGGACGACTTCGGTGCGATCAAGAACATCAGCCGCGACGACCAGCTGGCGATGCTGCGCATCCCGCCCCAGCTCATGGGCGTGGTACCGCAGAACGCGGGGGGCTTCGGATCGATCCGGGAGGCGTCCCAGGTGTGGGCCGTCAACGAGCTGGAGCCGGAGCAGGCCCGGCTGCGGCAGATCAACGATTGGCTGGGGGAGGAGGTGGTGCGGTTCCAGCCGTATGAGGTACCGGCGCAGGGGTAAACTGACTATAGCGCTGCACACCGGCGCCTCGGAGAGGCGCAAAGTGATTTCGGTAGCACTTGCGTCAACCGTGCGGTGGCGTCGCAGCGACCCGCAACAGGACTTTCATATCATTCTCGAGTTTCGAGTAGTCATCGGTCCACCCGAGCGCGTCGAGGACATCTTTCGCAAGAGAGCGGAAAGGGTGGGTCATTTGGAAGCGGTCTGGATTTTTCTCATGCAGTTTTCGGAACGTCTCAACCCATGAGCTGCGATAGCGGCGATCGATCACCTTGCCGTCCGAATTTAGGTCCGGTTCCAGGCGCGTATCTTCGTAGTGCATGGCTTGATTCCGGCCGTGCCAGATCAGGTCCCTAACGCAACTACATGAAACCGATCTGCCCGCAGGCGCCCTATTTAGCGGGTCTTCATATCCCATCGAGAGTGCTTGTTTAGCAATCTGGAGTATCGCTCCTGCTGCTACACCAATCAGCACCTCTCCTGTCTCCAGGCCGTTCAGATTCCCACGCAGCTTCATCCGGGTGCGATCCAACCTGTGGCCGCCATCGGTCACGCCTTCGAACAAAGCTAAAGTCTTTTCGTTTGAGTGGCGTGAGTTTTCCAGCCCCTTTTGCATCTCCAGTTGCGTGTTTATCGAAATGTGCAGGTCCAGCAGCATCCGTTGGGCCCGGTTGAAGTAGGTGACCGCCGCCTCAGTCAT